ACAATCTTATCACGCACATCATCTACTGAGTTTGTACGACTTGCGTTGATCTCTAACACATCATACTCTTGAATGTCAAGCTCACTGATAAGCATTTTAGCAAGTGTTGTCTTACCAATACCTGCTGAACCACTAAAAAGCAAGTGCGGAATACTGCCGTCTTTGATCCAAGTTTCGATTTGTTTCTTTTGTCCTTGATCACGGAATACGTAACCATCTACTGTTTTAGGACGATACTTTTCTACCCATAGTTCTTTCATGCCTGTTCTATCCTTTGTCTTAGTCCGCTCGTACTGAACGAATGTTGTCTTTTATTATAGTATAATTCTATGCCTTTGTCAACACATAATTGCTTACCTGTAAACAATTGATCTTTGTATTCTTCTCCAATGAATCGTACATCAATTTTATAGGTAAGAAGTATATCAATTACTTCAGTTTCGGTAGAATATGGAATAATTTCGTCAATGTACTTACAACCTTCGAGTTGTACATATCTTTCAAATACACTTTGAATTGGTTTATTTTTTTCGGGTCTATCAATCGTTGGATCAGTTTGTAAACCGACCATTAAGTAGTCGCAGTTTGCTCGTGCTTCTTTTAGCATAGCAACATGGCCGCTATGAAATAAATCAAATGCTGAAAATGTTATGCCTACTTTACCCATCAGATCTTATACATACCGCTTGTGTGTTAACAGGATAGAATTCGCTATCTGTTCCGAGATCAGTGAGAAGTTGCTCTCGAGCGTTAAAGCATTGTTCCATAGAGTCAAACTCGTACCAAGCTTCAACAAAAGGCTCTTTATAACCTGCTTCAGCATTAAAGATTAAATTTATGAAGACCAGTGTCCACATATCATATTCCTTCTAATTCTATAATACAAGTATACTAGAAGAAATATGAAATGTCAATGATTTATTTTATGAATTGTGCCAATTCAGGTGCTTTCCAACCTTCCGGTTTTAACACCTTACCATCTTCACGTTTGCGGACTTTGCCTGTGGTAGGATCAATTTTGGCAAAGTTTGTGTCCATTACTTCTTTCCAAGCGCCTTCACTATCCCATCCTGCTGTACGAATAGCACCCATAGTAACAACGAGGATATCAATAAGTGCGTCTAGTTGTTCTACTTCGTCGTTATTTGCTAGAGCAAGTTGTAGTTCATCATATTCTTCCTTGATTAAATCAAGATACATAGAATAGTTTTCCTTTGAAGGCTGTTGATCACAAGCCGTTTGAAATGTGTCGATATCTTTGAATGGGTTTGTCATTAATTTGCTCCAAATTCTTCTGGACGTATTGTTGCCGGCCCATCTGAGTATTCTTTACCAATCATATGACCGGAAGGCTTTTCATCGGATATTGCTAACATTGCTTTGTTTTCAACCATTCTAATGGTTGTTTTAACTTCTTTGCCATCAACATCGTTAATTAGGTCTATACCGCGTGTCCAACGACCGTGTTCAATTAACACCCATTCGCCAATCTTAACATCTTTTTGATCAGGACCTACAGCATATACCTTGCCCCAGCGAGGATAAACTCCGTGTGCTTTACCATCATCACTGTTAATGATAATTCCACCTGCTGTCTTTTGCTCTCCAAAATCCATGTCTGAAACAAGGACCTTATCTTTGATGGGTTTTATAGTTTGGTTACGAAGTGTTGGCATTTATTATTCTCCGTCGTTATCTGGAACCATTTTATTGTCAGGCTTGACAACGTTTTTGTTACGCTTGTTATAGAAATCTTTCATAATTTCTTCGCGAGTCTTTACAATTTTTCCACCTGGACCTAATTCGTCGCCTCGAGCGTTAACTTTAACATTACCTACCGCTGGTGTCATTTCATTGGCCAGTTGTAGTTTTTCCATATCAAGGACTTTACCTTGCATTGTTTTAACAGTTTTAGCCATTATTTTCTCCTTTAAAGAATTCATTGATTGGTAAATCATATTTTAAACTATCAATCTTATGTATCCCTATTAGGTATAGACAGTAGCAAGAAACGGAACTGCCTCTACCGACTCCCCATAATATGTTTTGGGATCTCAATGTATCTACAATGTATAACATAACAGGAAGTATATCTGTCATGTTGTTTTTATCAAAAAGGTCAAGTTCTAACTCAACCCTGTCAATTTGTTCTTGAGTTTTACAGTTTGATAGCAACCATTCACGAATGTTTATATTTTTATATTCTTTTGGAATAAACCATTCTCTAGTTGAAGGGACATCAACCATAGGCATTGGATAGTTTAATTTTTCCGCAATAACACGATCAACATACTTTTGTATATTTTCACTAATATCTTTAGTGTATGCTGACTCTAACACATCTGGACCGTGTGTTAGTATACCTGTAATTAAGTCTTTATCTTTATTTGTTAACATTAACTAATTGATCCAAGTCACCTTTTTCTAGCTCTTGAGCAGAATTTTTCATTGTTTCTCTATACCTACGAGCCATCTCTTCTCTGTATATTGTAACAAATGTTTGTACTTGTGTCAATAGTTCTTGATTGCCAATTCTTTGTGCTACCAAATATTTTTTAGAAAGTTCGGAAATTTTTTGTTCAATTTCCGAATCTTTGTATTTGGTTAGATCTTCAGAAAATGGATGAAGCATATTAAGCCTGATAAGATCCTTCGTATTTTAACAATATAGTTGCTGGTAAAGGATACGCAGTTCCGTCTTGTCTTACACGATATTTGATTTTTACAATATGAATTACATCAGTATCTTGTACTGTAAACGAGCTAGGAAAGTTGTTATCTTTCAATAAAGCATAGTCGCCATTAGTGGAAAATGACACAGTTCTTTGAGTTCCGTCGCCACGCAACTCGATTTCAAATTCTTGTAAATTTCCGTAACCTTGATCGTTGCCGGTATTTTGTGTTGGAAAATTGTTTACATTAAAGGCAAATGTTACATCACTTACAATTTTAAATGTTTGGTAATCTCCATTTCTCCAGTTAAGTTCTACATTGGCTGTAGCATTAGTACCTGGATTCAAAATACTTTTATGTGTTGCTTTACTAATAGTATTACTTACAATCTTACCGTTAAAGTCACCGCCGTCTGTAATACTACTTACATCTATTCCAGCAGTTTTATTCTGTAGTGCGGTAATTTCAGTACCGGTTGTTGTTAGAGCGGTTTTGATATAGTTAAAATTATCTCTAAAACCCTGTGTGTCGTTATCCTGTCCTGCGACTGGATACGTTTCATCAATTGGTGTTGCGTTTACATTACTTGTCATTATACTTTTTCTCCACTTTGCGGAAATGCAAGATATTTATCACCTGCTACGCTGTCTATATTATCGATCTGATATCTATCTACAACAAAGTCGATTATCTTGAAATCAAAGCCGCTGTTTTTTATATTTAATATTATATCGTCTGCTGACCCTGGTTTACAGAAGCAAATTGGCATAGCACTTACAAATCCAGGCTCTACAAAACTATCTTCTTGTATACTACGCATCCATAATGGCAAGAATGTGCGATCTCTTTTACCAATACCTTTTATACGACTGCGCATATTTTTAATGCTATTTGGATAAATTCTTTGATGATCACGATCACTTGCTAACAATAGGTTTTCGTCAACACTAATTTTGTCAGAACTTATTCTGACAGGACTGTTAATTTTGTCTGGTAAATTTATTAGATTACTGATAGACTTTCCATTTTTTTCAAGATCGTCGATTATGTCAACATAAACAACTTCATATTCTACTTCTTGAGTAGTTTGATTTTTTCCTAATGCTTTTCTAATTGATCCAAATTTTAATCTTTTATTATAGTGATTTCTTGTCATAGCGTTTACAAATGTATAAGCATCTTTTGATTCAATGCCAGCATACATTAACATTTTTAATTCGTTTTGAACTCCGAATGCTGGGTCGCCATATCTATATATTTTAGTAGGATCAAAAACACTAATGTCATTTATAAAGTTATTAAATTTAACTCTTTTGCTTTGTTTTTGTAATACTCTAAAAAACAAATTACTGTAACTAGTATCAGCGGCACTGTCAATAGTAATTTGGAAAGTTTTTGAACTTTCTGTATAATTGAAAATATCTCTAGCCGCAACTACAAAAGTGTACGTTCTATCAAAGGAAGTTAATGCGCTATCATATGTTGTTGTAGTAAAATCTAAAGCACTGCTTCCATCGTTATTGTAAAATCTAGTAATACCATTAAGTTCAGGAGTTCCTATTTGATTTACCTTGCCAACAATTTCACCAGATGTAATTAGTGTAAGCCCTGGAGGTAATTCTCCTGATTCTAAAATGAATACTGTTGTTCCACCTCTTAGTTTACTGATAGCTTCAACATAGAATGTACTATCAATGTTTGGAGCAATGCTTCCAAGATTAGCATCAGAGATCCATTCGATACCACTTTCAATTTCACCTATTATTTTTATATTAAATGTTCTTGGTGTACTTGCTTTTACTTCACCGTTGTAAATTGCTTTCGCTGTAATTGTAAATTTGTATTCTTCGGTCACTCTAGGCTGATATGGAATTTGTCCTGTAAGTTCTCCATTGAGTGTATCAACAGTAAGACCTGGAGGTAGTTCGCTAACATCGCCAATAATTATTTCTACATCTTTACTAATTTTTTCTACAAGTTGAGGATCTAAATGAATTCTAAATTGTCTTTTTGCTTCATTTAAAGTTTCTACTCGGTTAATAGTATATGTTCCTAGTGTGCTATCTGTAAAATCGTAGACATCTTTAATAGCAACTTTTTGATTTCTTTTAGGCATTGTCCAGTTGCCCTTGGCATCTGTTTCAATTTCAATATCCAAATAATTTCTATCAATTAAACTAATAGCAATAGTTTTAGCATTAATTTGTGGATTAACTGTTTCGAATTGATATGTTATTAGCCCTTCAAGTGTTGGAGGATCGTACACATCTAAGAAAACAGTAACATAATTATTTGCTCTTTTTATTCCTAAATCTGGATCAGTAATCCAAACAGGATTTCTATAATGTGTATTGTCAGCACGGAACACACCAGTAGCTACTTGCATGATTGTGTTATCTGACTTTAGAAAACTTTCGCTTACAACAAATATTTGGAAAGTCCTACGGATTTCATGAATGCCATCTGTTGCCGCAATGGTAAATTGATAATAACGAGTTAGTCTTCTAGGAAAATTAGTTTCTTCAAAATAATCAAATGTTGCTCCGTCAAAGTCAAAAGTATCAAAACCACTTGCTGGTCTTGTTCCAAGATCGTAAGGATCGGTATCGTATAAATTTAAATCAAAGTTACCACTAACAATTTTGTATTCTAAACTAAAAATAGGATCAGTGAATCCGCTAATTCTTCCAGTTTTGGATAAACTTAAACCAGGTGGTAATGTACCACCGTTAAAAGGAATGTAATATTCAATTGTATCGCCGGCTGGAATATCAGGATCTAACACTTGAAGTTGAAAGTCAACTCTATCGTTATCTAAAACAAAATAAGTATCATTAGGACCTACAGGTAATAAACCTTCTGGAGTAGCCCATGTAGGTTCGTCTGCGCCAAGAACTGTGATACTAAATGTTCTATCGCCTATGTCATTAGCATCTTTTGCTCTGACTACAAATCTACTTGTTGTTGATTTTGCTACTTCTAAAGGAGTTCCGACTATGCGTGTTTCTTCAACTCGAAGACCTCTCGGAATGCTTCCAGAAATTATTTCAATGGTATAATCACCTAGATCAGAACTTACATCTAGAAGTATGTTCTGAACTTCTCTCTCATTAATAGTTCCTAATGAGCCTGATGGAATATTCCATGTGATTGCCATTAACTATACCCTTACCAAGCAACATGAGCTGATCTAGTCCAAATTTCAGTAACGCCATCATAGTCACCTCTACAGACATAAATGTAGTTTGCGTCAGCAAACATTAATCCTTCTGTATCGCCTGGACGTCCAGCGCCTGTTGCTGGTGCTGAATCTGTGTATACTGCGTTCGGTACTGATGGATTATAAAATGAAACTGAGTCTCCATTATTACCGCCGGATGGTGTAAATGATGTTGTAGTTGTTACAACGCCAGCCGCTACACTTTGAACTACAAGTTCATCAGTTCCTGGCAGTCTAAAAATAGCGCCGTTTTGAATGTTAGTATCATTATTAACAGCAACCGTTGTTCTCGATACGCCTACTGGAATATTTCCATTAAGTGTAGTTGTTACACCTGGCTTAGTAAGATAACCACCTTTAGATGTAACTCTGTCATTTTCACCTCTTAGGTTAGTTAGGTCATAGTTGCCAATATAAATTTTTCCTCTAATATGAGCATCAGAAAAACCATTTAATGATCCGCCGAGTTCTACAGTATTATCACCATCTGGTCTAATATTAGATTTAATAGTACTGTCTAAGTTAATCTCGCCTGATGTTTGATCCCATAATCTAGTTGAATCGTCAGCAAATACTGAACCGTATAAGTCTCCTGAAAACGTTGCTGATACAAGAGTACCTGCTCCGCCTAACGCTGGACTTTGAAGTTCAACAACAGGAACACCATTTCCATCTAAAACGCTACCAGTTAAATCACCAGTAACATCACCAGTAACATCACCAGTAACATTACCAGTTAAATCACCAGTAACATCACCAGTAACTGTAGCACCAGTCATGTCTACTGAACCTGTGAATACTGCGGTAGATGAGTTCTGAATTGGTCCAACAACTTTACTAGCAATGGCGTCAAGTAACGGAGTAGAATCTTCGCCAAATACTGAACCTTTTACATCGCCGTCTAGTGTTCCTGCGATTGTGTTAGATGTAATAGCATTGGCCTGTACGCTATTAACAACTGCTAGGTTCCATCTTTTGCTAGTTGAACCAAGAGCATAAGTATCTGTTTGGTCCGGTATAATGTCTGAAGTTAATTCAGCATTTAATGTAATGCCATCTGTGTCAGCATCACCTAGTGTTAGATTTCCATCTGCTGTGATATTACCTTGAGCATGTATATTTCCTGTAACATCAATGTTACCAGTAATGTCAATATTACCAGTTCCTGTAATGTCGTTGCTGTTTAGCACAATGTCACTAATAATTGCACTTCCACTAGCAAGTAATTTTCCACCTACCGCTGTACCATCGCCAACGTATAGGGCTTTTGTATCTGTTGTGTAAATGAGTTCACCGGCAAGAGGAGTAATTGTTTGTCTCTCTGCGTCGGTTCCTCTTCTGATTCTTAAGGCCATTTGTTTTATATCTCCGTTATATTATCGTTCCTAGATCAACATCATTTTCAGATGGTGCTAGTATATTTCCAAAATCGTAGTCACTTATCTGATAAAGTGCTTGTACCGCATTTTGTGGATTTTGGTCAATAGTCCCAAAATCATTATCAAAAAGTGCATTAAGTATACTGGTTTGAGTTTTTCCGCCATAACTTCCTACAAAGTTTGTAGCGGTAACGCCACCAGTAATGTTAATTGATCCTGTACCTACAATGCTTTGACCGTTTAAATCTAATGGTCCAGTTAACTGAGCATTAACAAGATCAGCACTAATTGTAATTTGTTTACCTGAAGATTCAACTTGAACGTTTGAACCTCCAATTAATGTTAGTGTATCACTTTCTAAAGTAGCAAGTGAATTACCACTGTCAGTTATAATATTCGCAAACGAATTTGCTTGATTTTTACTAACAGTAATATCATCAGCATTCTGCGTGACTGTGATACCAGTACCAGAAACAATACTTCTAAATTTTAGTAAATTAGCTTGTTTTTCAACAAAACTTTCTGCTCCACTACCAAGATTTTGACCCGTAACGGCTAGTTCATTACTTAGTGAAGTAAAGTTTTTGTTTACTTTATCAAATGCGGTACGTAAATCATCGCCTGTACCATCATTTACTAAATTACCAATATTAATTTCTTCGATTGCCATTACATGCTCCTACTAACTATTTATCCTAACGCCTGATTCGAGGTCTTGGATACGCTACTCCAGAATTTGGTCTTGCTTTATAATTACGTTTAGGATACGTAGTTCCTTCACTTTTTCTTTGTTGTCTATATCTTAATACAAGATTTGGTGATCCTAAAAGTGCTTCAATATCTTCATAATTTCCTGACCCAGTGTCACCTAAAGTATTTGGTTCAGCCATTGCTACAATCATATCTCTGGCCTCCTCACAAGTCATGTCAGGATACGTTTGGCAAAGGCAAGCAATAACACCAGCAACTTGAGGACTGGCCATACTTGTTCCTGAAATTTTTCCAACCCTATAACTTGAGTTTCTTGGATCTCCGTACGGGCTAGCCGTTGTGTAAGCACTTTGAATATAAGTTCCAGGTGCCCAAATTGTTATTCCAGGACCTCTATCACTATAATCAGCTGGTTTTTCTCTAAGCGATGTATAATCTCCCATTGCTCCAACACAAATAGTAGGCAAGTCATAACCGCCAGATGCTGTAGTATCAACTCGAGTCGGCGAAGTTCCTCTCATATAATAGTAAGGAAAGTTTACTGAATCAGGATAGCGGTTTGCCATTTCAAATGTATTATCCCAATCCTGATCCCCAGGAGCGGCATGGTACCATTGACCATTGCCTGCCGCACCTATGTTGATAATTCCTTCGTCAATAGCATCTTCAACATCTGCGTCTAGAGCATCAACAGGAACAGGTATTCGTTTACCAGATATAAATCCCCAGTCATTAAGTTGTTCTGTTGTAAATGGCACAATATCTGAAGTAACTTGATTGTTTTGTTCTATAGTTACTCTGAAATTTTCTGGATTGTCTTCGTCAAATCTTACTTCCCAGCGTATACCAGGATCGCCAAGTGTTCCCGAACTTGCCGCATTTCCTTCAAATACAACTCTATAGTATTCTGTGCCTGGATTAGAAGACACAATAATTTGGCCATTCATATTGGTATGATTGCTACATTGATAGAAGTAGGTGCCTGCCGCAGTAGGAGTCCAACTTACAGTGTTACCACTAACGGCACCTTGTCCAGTTGCTCCAGCTACTTGACTACCTGTACCTGTAATTTGAGCTGTTTTGAAATACATAGGATGAACAAAGTTTGAATTGTTTGTGATTTCTAAAGTGTCGCCTACTAGTATATTAATAGTTGCGTTATCTCCACTAACTGCTCCATTACGATCAGTACCGTTACTTAATGAAAATGCTATGTTACTGTTGTTAACAGCATCAATAGTATAAGTGTTTACAGGTGTAGCATAATTCCCTGTTGGTTCAGTTCCATAATAAATTCTTTGACAGCTTGTATCCGGAGCGTTACCACCAAATCGTTCTCCACTTCCTATCATAATTTTAGCATAAGGAACATTAGTTGGAAAAATGTTAGGTTCAGTAGTTGAACCACCACCAAATGTAATATAACTATTTGTTCCTACATTAATTTGAGTATAATCAGTACTAAACATAGTAAAAGTAAATGGTAAGTTTAGTGTCCAGTAACCGTCATCATTATCTCCTGTAGTAGGACTAGTTAAAGAATTTAATCCTGCTACAGAATCAATACTAACATTTGCCTCTCCAGTTGCTCCCCTTGTAGCAGTAGCTGCAGGAGTTGAGTCTTGAGTAACATTAAGGGTAACATCAATGTTAGTATCAAAGGTACAGTTAGGATTAGGTTCAGTGCCGTAATTTGTAGTAATGTTTATAGTATATGTTCCATCTTTTTGTACAGTAAATTGTTCATCGATTGTAGCGGTTACTGAAGCACCAGTATATATACCATCAGTGTATGTTGCCACAACCACATTATCTGGATCTCTAATTTCAACTTCGATATCTAAATCAACAGTACCTGTAGGTGTAGCATAAGTTATTTCTTGGAATACGTCTACAGTAAAGTTTCCGTATCTTGTACCACCTTGTGGTAGAGTTTGTACATAAACTGTGTTAGTAGTAGCTGATTTTAATGTATCATTAAGGAAAGCTCTAGTGCCACCTGAAACAGTCCATCCACCTCCACCAATAAGTCCTCCCGTTGGAGAAGGATTTAATGTACCTTCTGTATTACCAGGGTTCGGAGTTCCTGAAGTTGTACAGGCAAATTGTACCCAATCGTCTTTTGCTCCGTCGCCTATGTTATATCTAAAACTGGCTAAATCTGAGGAATTGTCTGCGCTGTATATTCCTGAAAACCCTGTAGGAGTTCCCGTGCCTGAAGTTGCTGTATATCTAGTTCCTCTATATGTAACTGCGGTAATATCATTAAAGGTCCATTGTGATGGAAAAATACTCATCCCCCAACTGCTGTTCACCACTGTAGGATTTTTTATACCGGTATCTGGATTAACAGATTTTGTTCTATGAAACTCTCTTACATAATCGTATACGTACGGAAAGTTAGTGTTTCCGACGTCGCCAGCGTAATAGTAAATGTTATATAGATTAGCATCTCTGGCCCAACCTTGTGTATTACCACCTGCTGTTCCCATTACGTGTAAAGCATGGTAGTTACCGGAAGTATACTGTCCATATGTATAAGTACTACCTGCTACGCCTCCAACTTCATTGTTATATAAAGCATACCAGTCGATTAAGTTTACTCTAGAACCTCCAGTCCCGTCAACATTAACAGCATATTCTGGGTGACCTGTTGCTTGTCCATCAGCATCCATAATAACTATGTCTACATTCTTACCAGTTTCTGTTAGTGTAATTGTTTGCGTATTATCACCACTCCAATCATTGTGAACTCCACCTTCGACACATCTAAGCAAACCCCAATTTTTATGATTACTATTTTGTACTGACTCTCTATTGAAATTTGAAGTTTGTGTTATGACATGACTTGAAATAGATACACCCATTTCTGAAGGATGAGGTTGTACAGCTCTTACATCAGGATGTAGTTTTAAACTAACTGCTTCCTTTCTAGTTAGATAATAAGATGTAGATCTGCTCTTCGGACGTTCTTGATCTATCATAACAGGTCTAGTGATTACAGTATTGGTAGGTGTAGTATCTGCTGTTGTTAATTCTTCGTGAATACGAAGCATGCCTTCCATATTTTTAGCAGTTACAATGTAACGTCTTTGTGTAACGTCTCTAGCCATGCTATTATGCCTCTAACTGAATTAGTGTAAGTGTAACAGTAAATGTTCTTGTGCCGCCTGATTTATTTTTAACTGATATAGGTATTACATCAGTAACAGGACTTTCATTATTAAAACCTAGTACAGCCGGACTTATCAATACTGTATCAGCACCTGTTGTAATAGTTTCAACTACCACACCAGCACCTGGAGCTGGATCATCTGTTTCTAATCTTGAAGCATCTGCGGTTCTACTTGCTTGATCAGTATAAACCCTAACCCATGCCGCGGCATCAACTTGTAATTTTAATACCATGTATCCTTTAAAGGCTCCTGTGATATTAGTGGTTGCTGTTACTCCGTCGGCAATACTAGATGTTGAAGCTGATTTAGTAGTTCTAGATCCTAATCCAGTACCACCACCGCCAGCGGCCGCGCCCGGCTGCCATCTTACGTTAGCCGCGTCCCATACAAGAGCTTGTCCGTCTGTTGCTCCTACTTGATCTAATTTATATGTATTGAGTACGCCATGTAATCCATCAACTAACACACCTGAACTATCTTCAGAATAAACACTACCAGTAACATCACCATCTATATTTCCAATAACGTTACCAACAACACCACCAGTGTGTGTACCTTGTGTGTTACCTACAATAGTATTTGAAAAAGTTTTAACTCCGGCAATAGTCTGGTCGCCCGCTGTATACACTCCATTTGTGACTGTGCCAGCGTTACCACTAACATTACCTGTTACATTTCCTGTAAGATTTCCAACAACGCCTTGGCCTGCCTGTAAAACACCATTAGCATCAATATAAACATCGCCGCCATCAACTTTAAAGTTAATAATATTTGTTGCTCCATTAGAAGCATCAAAAGTAAAATCATTATTAGCATCATTAATGCTCATGCCGCCTGAGAATGTTATACTATTTGTAGAAATAGTATTTCCAGTAGCATCAATAATCATTGAACTGTCATCAGCAAAAACTGATCCAGTAACGTCAGCAGTAATACTTCCTACATCAACATTATTTGCGTATATATTATCCCAGCGTTGTGTCGGTGAACCTATGTTATAACTAGCCCCCCACGCTGGTGTAATGTCCTGTGTAAGATTTGTAAGTATACCAGTTGTTGCTTGTGAGTTTACAAACAGAAAATTATCGTCGACTACCTTTAGTACTTCATTTACTTTGTCCCAGGTTAGTGGGTGATTAGTTGAATTATATAGAGTTGTTAATGCCATTATAGTCTCCCCACCGCTACTTCAATTGTTCCTATTCGATCACTATCATAAACGTCGATAGCTTTACCAATTATTGTTCCTGGCTTAGCATCTCCGCCTGCGCTTGTAGCAACTCCTGGTATACCACTAGCAATAATAAGATCTCCTTTTTCAATTTTTCCTACTACCTTACAAGGTACTCTACCTTGTAGTGCTACTAGAACTTTTTTGCCTTGACAATCAGAATTCATAATGTAAGCGGCTTCAGTACTTACTACACCGGCAACTTTATGTGTTCCTAATTCTCCGGACAATGTAACTTCTTTATCGCCCCCGAATTGAACAACTGTTCCTGGTTCGTATGTCTTATCACCCTCATAATACTCTGCCAAGTCAGCCCAAGTAGCTTGCATTCTACTACCTGCTGTTAATTGCCAGTTACCTTCAATGTAACCAATTGCTGATGTATTACCATTTTCTGCTGTAAGTGTTCCGCCGGAACCTACTTCAACTCTACCAGAACTACCTCCAGCAGTTCTAAATTTGTGTACACCTGCTCGATATTCAGTAAAGTGATTAGCGGCAACGTTACTAAACTGTGCCTTAATAGCAACTTCACCATTACCGTTTCTGTAGTTAACATAGTAAGCATTGTCAGCTGAACTTTGTTCGTGTTTTGTAATTACAGGTGTAGTCGAAGTTTGGTAAGTCATCCATATACCTTCTAGGTCTGAAGGATTACCACTTTCAACACCATCACTTACATTAATTGTAATATTACCATCTGCAGTAATATTTTCAAAATTAGATGTACCAGCAAAGTCTGCGCTACCAGTTCCACTTCTTTGTACAATAGTATTTGCTGTGTTAGAACTAGTAAATTCAATAGTAGCAAAATCAGCGGCTGTATTACCTGTTCCGATTCTAGCCATAACACCAATGTCGCCAAAGTCAGGACGTCTACATCCTAAACCATCTTCAACAATAGTTTTAGCATCAATTGGAACAGG